GCAACCGGAAGCTGTTCCTGAGCAAATGGGGATGACCGAAGAGAAGGCGTTCGCTTTGATGGAGATCGAACTCCGGTCAATCCTCGGGAACTGCCTGATCGCGCTCGGACTGCTCATCCTGCCGCACGACGAGCGCAGGAGGCTCGGCGAAGTGATGTTGCCGCACGTCGATAGAGAGATTGAACTGCTGGCGGTCCCGCCGCACGCCTAATTTTTAGGAGTTAAACAATGTCAGCGACGAATCTTTTCGAGACGAGTTTGCTCGGTCTTCTGTTCACGAACGTCGATGCCGCGAACGTCGGAGATGCTACGGGGCTTCGCGGATCGACTACTGCCGGCGTGTTCTGGATTTCGCTCCATACGGGGACCCCTGGAGAGACCGGGGACCAGACGACGAGCGAGACCGTGTACACGAACTATGCGCGGCAGGATGAAGCGCGCAATACGACGCAGTGGACCGTGACAGGCAACACTGCAGACAACGATAACGCGATCGGGTATCCGACGTGCGGCGCTACGGGCGCCACGCTTACGCACTTCGGGCTTGGGTCCGCAACGTCCGGAGCTGGCAATCTGTTCCTCTACGGCACGCTTACGGCAAGCTTGGCGGTGTCCAACGGCGTTACTCCGTCTTTCGCCGCAGGAGCGCTCGACGTGTCTCTAGACTAGGCACTAGTTCTGTTAAGGAGGCGTGGAAATGGTTTATGTGAAATTGCTGAAGGATGTGGCTGAAGGCGGTACGGAATTCAAAGCAGACGGTCCTCGCGATGCGAGCGGACAACGTCCTAAACTCAAAACGGTTATGAAAACGGTTCATATTCCTGATGCGGATGATCCCACGCGACTGACCGTCAAGAAGGTCGTAACGGAGTATCGAGCTGGGATCGTAGTCACGATGCACGAGGCCAGCGCGGATAAATGGGTAAAGGCAGGGCTGGGCGAACTCGTAGAAGGCCCGAAATGAGCGGCCTGCTCAAGCAGCAAACGGTCGACTAGGGGAACTGCACTGATGCTCACGATTGATATCGTCCTTGCGTTTGGCGGTTGGATCATTCTCGGATGTGGCGTCCTAGCCGCTGTAGACAACCGAGAACGGAGCCTCTACGAATGGGCGCGTAGTGCGCCTAATCAGTTGCTCTATGTGCTCGTCTTGATCGCATGGCCGTACGTGGCATGGAAATTTAGATGGTCGCGATCGTAAGCCGAGACCTGCTGAAGCAGCATCGCATCGCGGTGTCCAGCGAAGGCGATCTCGTGGCAATGCAGCTCGGGAACGTGCAAGTGAAACTCCCGTACGAAACCGCGCTGCTACTCTCACAGTGGCTGCGTGTGCGCGCGAAGGAAGCAAAGCGCCGGGCTGGTGACGTGTCACGGCACTGGAGTGTGATTGGCTCGATGCACGATGCGCAACGCGGTCCTGATGTAACGCGAGGATAAAATGGCTGCAGTAGGTTATTCGATCACGACAGAGGCGGCTGTAGCCCTCTCTGCTGCGACCGCTCGTTCCGTTTTGGGTGCGAAGGCTCATGCTAATTCTGGCTTGCAGTTGAAGGGATTCAAGGTAGCTTTCGATGGCGTCACGGCGTCTGCGGTTCCGGTGTTGTGTGAGATTTGCTATGCGACGTTCGCCACTAACTCGCCCGGCACGCAATCGACAAGCTGCACGATTCGGCAATCCTACGGGCGCGTGCTGACAGCAGGCTTTACGGGTGCGTATTCATGGGTTGCCGCCCAGGAGCCAACGGTTCTCACGGTGTCAGACGTGTTCTACTTGACGCCGAACGGCGGGCTGTATGCCTATCAATACCCGCTGGGTCAGGAACCGGACACTGCTTTGGCTGAGGGGCTGGTCATTCGATTGACGGCCCCTGCGACAGTCAATGCGCGGGCGCAGATGACGCTGGAGCGCATCTAAGTTTGGCGTCCCATTGCTACGCGATGCCGGTCGTGCTCGTGAGCACTCCTATGGGCGTGCGGCCCAGGCCGAAGTATTTAGCTGAGGTTGGCTTCAGTCCGTGGGGAATGCTTCCGTTTGATGAACTTGCAGGAACCAAGTGGTGCATCACCGCCGCTGTAGTAACAGTGCAGCAGGACACGTTGTTACGGTCTAAGTCAGACGTTTTTGCTACTCCACTGCCGGGTAACGCCTCCGCAAAAGCGAAGGCGGCAGAGACACGTGCTTTGATCGTCGCGCATAACACTGTGGATTTTGCGGACGCGACCTAGATGGCAATCGCAGCCGTCGGCACGCTCGGTACAGGCGCAAACAGTACCAGTAACTCGACCTTCACGTTCGTCACTGTGACGAACTCGCTCGCGGCAGGAGACATCGGCATCCTCACGGTTGCGAGCGACAACATCGCAACAGCTGATGGGAGCTCGCTCAACCACGTACTGCCTTCTGGCGGAACCGGGCTCTGGTCCAGGCTAAGGGAATACACTAACGCGCCGTCCGCAGCGGCGGCAGTCGGCGCAACGGTGTCGATGTGGAAGTTCGAAGCGACGGGCACTGTCAACACCGGCACTACGATCACGGTCAACTTTTCCGGCAACCTCACGGATAAGTGCTGCTCGTTCCATAAGTTTACGGTCGGTGCCGGCAACACGCTGATGCTTAATCGTACCGGGGCAGAAGAAGGTTCCATCACGAGCGAGGTGACGGGCGCCAACGGGTTCGGCTCTTCGGCGTTCACTGGCCTGTCCTCTATCTCTCGCCTCTACTTTCGTGGATTGGCGAAGGAAGCGAACAGCACGACCGATATCACGGTATCGACCAGCTTCACTGCGATCACTCCGACGCGATCGCGCAACAACGCGGCGGCGATTCTGGTGCGCGGAGAGTTTCGCATCGTTACGGCAACGGGACAGACATCGAATCCTACGCTTGCTGTTTCAGGCGATACGGCGGGCATCTTCCTTGCGCTAGAGGAAGTTGCCAAGGTCGCGCCGACGGCCCTCACGGACAACTTTGACGACAACAGCATAGACGGTGCGAAGTGGGTAGACGTCAGCAGCGGCAGCGGCACCATCGCTGAGACGAATCAGCGGATGGAACTGACCGCGACATCTGGAGCGGATTCCTTCCCGGCAGTCGCATCGGTGAATGTGTATGACATGACGGGTTCTGCGGTCTACGCAATGCTCGTGGACTTCGATCAGGTATCGACGGACTTTGATTACACGGCGCTGCGTCTCTCTGTGGACGGCGGGTCGTATGCGTGGTCGATTGCTGGAGACAGCGCCCCAACGAATATCCACGCAAATAAGGTGGAGAATGACATTTCTATAGCGTTTACGGGAAGCAACGGATCGGACATTTTCGTTACCACTTACATCCCGGCCGATCACGCTTGGTTCCGCATCAGGCACGAAACGTCTGACGACAAAATTTACTGGGATACGGCACCGTCCTCGGCGTCCAATCCGCCACTGTCAGGAGATTGGATAAACCGCTGGTCCGAGGCGCGCGCGATGTCTCTAAACATCCGCGCCAGACTGGAAGGACACAACTTCACACAGGCGAATGCTTCCACGCACGTATGGGATGGTTTCAACACCGGCACGGTTGCTGCGATTCAGCAGCCGACGCGCTACCAGACCGTAGTTGTGTCTCAGGCGGTCCATCGCTCGGCGATTCACTAATCAAGGACTGAAGGGATGAGATTCGGCCGCGCCGGGACAACGCGGCCAGTCATCGTATCGCGTAGTCGTGATGTGCCGGTCATCGGCGTACTGGCCGGCGCTTCGACTCCTGCGTTTACCGATACTGCCGCGCTTGGCGCGTCGGGCACGCTTGTAGGAGTATCTGCACCGGCATTTACGAACGCCGCAACGCTGAGCGCGACCGTAGCGCTGTCGGCGAGCGATGGCATCACGTTCGCGAATGCTGCGTCGCTGACTGGTGTCGGCGTGCTGGCCGGTGTCAGCGCTCCGGCATTTGGCACGACGGCAACAGGAACGACGAGCGGGGCGTTAGCAGGGGCATCTCCTGTCGCCTTTACGGGCGCGGCCGTGGCGACGGCTACCGCAGTGCTGACGGCAGCGTCGAGCGTAGCGTTCGCGCCTGTCGCTGCGTTGGCAGGATCCGCTGCATTAGCCGGATCGTCCGCTCCGGCGTTTGCGAATCAAGCGCAACTTCTGTCCACAGGGGCGCTTGCTGGCACCGCGGCGCTAGAGTTTTCGAACGCAGCGTTCATTGGCGGCCCCGGGCTTACCGGCGGAACGTCTGACCTTGCATTTGCGGGGGCAGCTACAGCGCAGGCAAGCGGCGCGCTGCTCGGTGCTGCGGATCTCGCATTTGCTCCGCAGGCGACGGGCACGGCGGCAGCCCCGATTGCCGGTGAAGCAGCCTTAGCGTTCACGTCTCAGGCGGGGATATCGGCGGGCGGCGCGCTTGTCGGCAGCGCGGATGTAGCGTTCGCCAGTGCGGCGTTCCTGAGCGGTCCTGACGCGCTGGCGGGCGACGCCGGGATAGCAATAACGACCGCGGCGGCGCTGACGGCAGACGGAGCACTCGCAGGCACAGCGGAGCAAGTATTTTCGTTTCAGGGCTCGACGGCTGGATCGCTGTCGCAGCTTGCCGCGTCCGATCAGATTGTTATCGACGCGTCAGGGGCACTCACGGCGCTCGGTGAACTCGCCGGAACCGCGGGGCTGAGCTTCGCGTCGTCATTGGTGTCTGTTGCCACATTCGTTCTGCCGGCGCCCGAGTGGCTGCATCAGGTCGAAACGCGTGGCTGGGTGCACGGTGTTGAATGGCGTGGCTGGGTGCAGGCAGTCGAGTCGCGCAACTGGACGGCGGAATAAATGGGCTTCCCGACCAAACATCCCTCGGAGCGGCTTTACGCCGGAACGGACTGGACGACAGCTCCGTTAGCTGCCGGGGAAACCATCGTCAGCGCGACCGTTACGGTAGGCGTTATCCGCGGCACGGATGCCAATCCCTCGGCCATCGTGTCCGGTGCCGCCGTTGTGAATTCGATCGCGGTAACGGTAACGGAGAATGGGATCGAGCGGATTGTGGCAATCGGTAAATTAGTGTCGCAGTTCATCATCGACGGTGTGCGTGGTGTCGTTTACGAAACGCGCTGGGTCGTGCTGACGAGCCTGGGAAGAACGCTCGAGCGGCGCGTCGAGCTCGTCGTCGAATAAAATGCACCTCACCGTAGTCACGCCTCCTGCCATCGAGCCTGTCACGTTCGAGCAGGTGTACGACCACCTTCACGATCCGCCGCAGAACGACGACCACTTCGCGCGGCTTATCACTGCATCGAGGATGGACGCGGAGAGCCGCACGAATCGCGCATTCATCGAGCAGACGCTGCGGATGAGCGGCCCGTCCTGCCGCTACGCGGTGTCGAGTAACGCGCATGGCATTCAGTTATTGCGCCAGCCCATTATCGCCATCGAATCGGTCTCGTTTTACGACTCGGTGAACGAACTTCAGGTGGTGGCGGACACGGATTACTACGTAACAGACGACGGATTTCTGCGGTTCGGTCACGGCTACCCCTACCCTTCTCTCTATGCAAGAGAGGACGCATTCCGGATTCAGTATCGTGCGGGCTACATTACCGGCGAGTCTCCGTCAGAGCCTAATGTTCCGGAGCCGATAAAGCAGGCGATCCTGATTGGCGTCGAACTCAATTGGTCTCCGCTGACGCCGGAAGAGCGCAAGGCGATGGAGAATGCCAGAGACGCTCTGCTCGCGCCTTACCGCGTATTCGAGATCGCATAATGCAAGCGGCAGAGCTGCGGCACCCGATCGAGATCGAGCAGAAGGTCGAAGCGGGAGACGGCTTTACCTGGACGCGGTTCCGGCGCGTGATGGCTTCCATCAAGCCGCTGTCAGCGAGAGAGTTTATCGGTCAGGACCAGACGCTAGGCGGCGCGGAGTCGGTGGTGAAGATCTGGTACATCGACGGCATCGACCCGACGATGCGTATCAGGCGCGGGACGATCATCTACAACATATTGGGCGTGCTGCCGGACGACAGAAGCGGCCGGGAGTGGATAACGATGCCGGTGTCTCGCGGCACGAACGAGGGATAACCCATTGAGCATCGAAGAGGACGTGCGCGATGTAGTCAAGCCGCACGTCGCAAACCGCGCCTACATATCGGTGTTCCCTCAGCCTGCCGGCGTCCCGGTGTGGCCAGCCGCGCGGATCTCTGTCGTGAGCCTCGTGCCGAATGTTGATCTGTGCGGAGACGGCGGAGTGGAGACGGCAGAGTACCGAATACAGATAGACCTCGTTGTTACGGAAGCGAGCGGCTACAGCGCATTGAAGACGCTGGAGGCTAGCGTGCTAACGACCATGCAGACGTTCGCTCCGCCAGCGATTCTCGATTCTGTGCGGGCCGAGTATGACGAGGAAACTCGAACGCACCGAAGTTCAATAGATTATCTGATTTACCCGAGTTCTACCTGACCCGCTTTGGCGGGTTTTTCATTTTGAAGGAGCGGGAAAATGGCGGCATCTAAGTCCTATCGTTTCCATGCATCGCAAATCCGCGTTCTCACTGGCTTCGTGGCGGAGTCGCCTGCCCAGGCGATTACATCGATCACCGCGACGAATCCGCCAGTCGTCGGTTCGACCGCGCACGGACTCGTCGACGGCGCTGTGGTCAAACTATCCGGAATCGTGGGGCCGGATGAGTTGAACGACGAATTGTTCGTCGTCATAGATGCGCTGCCTAATACGTTCGCACTGGCCGACGTGGACGCGAGCGAATACGACGCCTATGTGAGCGGCGGCATAATCGAGACGGCCGAACTGTCGAACTTCTGCGAACTCACGAGCTACAACAGAGCGCCAGGACAGAAGCCAGAGGACGATACCACTTCGCTCTGCTCGACGGCGAAGGACTACGAGCTTGGCTTGCGGGACTTCGGAACGACCTCGATCGAATACCTGTTCGCCCCGCGCACGGCGATACAGACGGCGTTGCAGGAGTTCGACCGGACTGGCGATCCTATAGCGGTCAAGATCATCCTGCCGAACGCAGGCGGAGAGATGATTCAGATAGGCTTTGTGCAGAGCATGGGCGAATCTGCTTCTGTTGGCACCTCCTGGCGTGGGTCACTGACTATCCGAAATACCGGATCGCGGATCGACATCGCAGCGTAATGGCAACGACAACGGTTCACGGGTTGCGCGAGCTCGGGGAGGCGATGCGTGAGCTAAAGGCAGAAGTTGCGAAGAGCATCGCATCATCTATGACAAACGCGGCGGCGCAGGTTATCAAGAAAGCCGCTGTCGCAAATATCAGAAGCAGCCCTTCGGTAGACACCGGAAGCCTTCGCGATTCGGTGATCGTCAAGAAGATTCCGCGCAGTCAGACGAGCCTCACGTCAGAGCACATTGTCACGGTGCGCGGGCGCGGCAAGCTCATCAAGCGCGGCAAGAAGAAGGGGCAGAAACAGACCGAGGCGCCTCACGCGCATCTGGTCGAGTTCGGCACCGTGAACATGAAGGCAGAGCCGTTTTTAAGACCTTCCTTCGATCACCAAAAAGGCAAAGCGGTAGAGGCAATGAAGGAGCGCGGGAAAGCGCGTATCGAGTTGGCCGCACAGAAGGCGAAGAAACGATGACAAGAGAAGAGCTGATCGCAGCAATGCAAGGCACGACTTCGAAGCCGATCGCTGTGGACATTCCGAAGTGGGGAACCGTATATGTACGCCCCCGCACATTGGAAGAAGTTGACGCCGACCAGGGGGATGAAACGAAGGCGCAGGAACAGGACAAGTCTGAGAACAGGCAGCGCAGGCTCGCCCGGGCCGTTGTAAAAGTCATGTGCGACGAACATGGAAATCGAGTATTCGGTGCAGATGATATCGATCTCATAGCAGCGCAGCCTTACCACCTGATAATTCGCATCCTGGCTGCCGCGGGCGGGGAGGAAGACGACGAGGGAAAGTCAGAAGGCGCGACTTCCTGATGGACATCGCGCTGCATCTCGGTTCACCCGTCGAACAGTTGCGCCGGAACATGACCGAGCGCGAGCTGGGATGGTGGGCCGACTACAGCCGTCGGAACTGGCTGCCGCTGCAACGTATCGAGTGGTATCTCGCTCGCATCACGCAGGCTATCGTTGTAACTATGGGCGGGGCGAAAGAAGCGCCGCTGTCGGACTTTCTGCTGCAACTGGAAACTCCGGAGACGGCAGAAGTGATCGACATCGAAGAGATGAGGAAGGCGTTCGGTTTCAATCCTCGTAATAGAAAGGCTGCATAGTGGCGACCGGCCTTGGCGCGCTCGTCGTCAGGCTTGGGCTCGAAGCTGCGGAGTTCGTGGCTGGACTGACTAAGTCGGAATTCGAGGCGCAGCGTGCTACCCGTCGCATCAAGGCAGAATTCGACGGCATCAGTTCATCCGTCAAGTCACTCGCTGCGCAGTTGGGCGTGGCATTCAGTGTGGGAGCGATAGTCAAGTTCACGGGAGACTTGATAGGAGCAGCGGCGAACCTGGACGACATGGCAGAGAAGACTGGCGCTTCGGTCGAGCAACTGTCAACGCTCGCGCAGCAGGCGCACATCTCCGGCACGTCGCTAGAGACGGTCGAGATGGGTCTCATCAAACTCTCTAAGGCGCTGAACGAAAACGACGAGGAAGCAAAGAAGGCAACAAAGGCGCTGGACGCGCTAGGCCTGAAGGCGGCAGACCTGAGGGGTTTAGACACCGCTCAGGCAATGAAGATCATTGCCGTCGAGCTCGACAAGTTCCGTGACAGCGGCGGTAAAACCGCACTTCTGCTTGATCTCCTTGGCAAGAGCGCCGCGCAACTGGCGCCGTACCTGAAAGACTTGGCGCGCGATGCAGCGCTCTCTGCCAATGTCACAACGGAACAGGCGGCGGCGGCGGAAGAATTAAGCAAGTCGTGGCAGCGCCTTACGTTGGATGCGAGGAACGTAGGGCAAGCGATGGCCATGGAAATCGTTCCGGTTCTCAAAGACCTGATAGAGCAATTCAAAATCGGCAAGGAGGTCTCTGGCGGATTCTGGAGTGCGTTGCGCCTCGGAATGCAGAACAACGAGGATCCTGTCGGCAAACTGGAAGCGATCCGGAAGAAGCTGGAGAGCCTGAGTAAGCTACAAGAAGAGCTTTCTAAGGACACTCTAGCGAATAGAGTAAACCGTAATCTTCCGTTGATCCTAGGCGGAAATGATTTGGTCGATATCAAGCGTCAGATGGCGCACTTGGAGGAACAGAAGAAGTTTTACACATCACTTGCTGCAGCGAGGGGAGAAAAGGACAACTTCGAACGTTTCGGTGTAGCGCAGGAGACGATCAAATACCAGTCGCCACCTAAAGAGGACAAGTCCTCCGCTATTAGCGTCGACAAAGCGGCCGCGGCAGCCGAGCGCTATCAACAAATGCTGATCGGACTGGAAAGCCAGTTGCGCAGCGTCACCGGCGCAGAAACAGAGCTTCAGAAAATTCGCGACAAGATGGCTGCGGACAATGTTTTCGCATCAATCCCGGCCCGAGAGCGCGAACGCTTGCGCACGGCGATAGAGACAGTCGCAGCGCAGATCGATCAGGCGAAAGCGCAGAAGGAAGTCACGAAGAGCCTGCTAGAACATATAGACGCTGTGCAGTCCGAAGAAGAGGCGCAGCTACGCGCGGCGGGAGCAGGCGAATCGTTCACACAGAAAATGGAGCGCCTGCGCGATACCGTGCGCGCGATCGTAGACCCGACATACGAGGCTGGGAAGGCGTTCAAGGATCTCGCGCTCGCTGTCACGACGGGATGGATCAGTGAGGCAGACGCAAACTTCGCGAAACTCGATGAGCGCATTCGGGGCCTGCTGAGGCCGACGGAGAATCTGTTCGAGTCGATTCAAAAGGCGTGGGAGGCGAATCAACTAACCGACGCGCAGATGGAGCAGGCATTCAAGGCGGCGTCAGATCAGATGAGCCGCGGCACGGACGAGGCAAACAAGTTCGCCGATGCGGCGCATGCAATCGGCACGGCGTTCGAGGATGCGATTCTCGGCGGGAAAAAGCTGGGCGATGTCGTCGAGGCGCTCGGTGAAGATATCGGGCGAATCGCGTTGCGGATGGCGGTCACGAAGCCGCTAGAGGGCGCGCTGCAGAACGTTCTGTCCACGGGCTTCGGCAGCTTGTTAGGCGGTGGCACACAGACGCCCGCTCCTGTTTTCACGGCGACGCCATCATGGGTAGCGCCGTCCTACGCAACTGGCACCGATTACGTGCCACGGACAGGGCTTTACATGCTGCACCAAGGCGAGAGCGTAACGCCGGCATCGGAGAATAATGGTCGAGGCATGAAGGTAGAGATCAACGTCGATGCCCGCGGCGCTACTCAGGATGCAATTCCCGGCATCGTCGGTGCTGTAAGCAGCCTCGCTCGCGAGATAGAGAAGATCAAGGACAACGATGGCTATCGTCGTGCCGATGCGTCACGGCGCCTGCGATAAATGATCGACCTCATCGCGCCTGTCGCATGGATTCCGAATACAGGCGTTTTAGGAGAGATCGAGCCGCCACCTCCGCCACCTCCGCCACCTCCGCCGCCTCCGCCGCCTCCGGCTCCTGTACCGTGGCCAAACCTCGCCACGTTGGCGGATATGGACCAGTGGGGCTCGTGGAAATGGCCGAAAGGCGTGTGCCCGCAAAGCGCAACGCTATTGGCGCAGAGTTTCACGCTCTCGTCAGAGTCCACGCTGACTCGCAAACGTCGCCATGTGGTCATGGTAGGCGGCGAGCGCTGGGCGTACGACCTGGAGTTTCGCAATAACCGCAAACTCATACAGCGCGTCGAGGCGCTGGTGGCGCGGCTGAAAGGCCCGGTAGGAAAGGTTGCGCTGTGGGATTTCGAGCGCCCGCGACCGCTGGGTCAAGCTCTCGATTGGCGATCGATCCCGATAACGTATTTCACAGACGGCACAACGTTTACGGACGGTACCGGATTTGGCCCGAGCACCACGGTTGGATATCACGTCTACGGAGATTGGCCGCTGGGCTCTGAGGAAATAAAGATCGTCGGATTTCCGCAGAACACAACGCAACTGATCGGCGGGGATCAGATTGGCATAAACGGCAGGCTATACCGGCTCTCCAGAGACGCGACGAGCGACGGCTATGGGATTGCCCGCGTCTATCTGCACCGTGGGCTACTGAGTGCTGTCGCGCACGATACGGCAGTCGTAACGACACGGCCGACGAGCCCGTTTGAACTGGTCGACGACGATCAGGGCGCGCGCTCGCGCAGCGCATCGTCTGCGGTGCCGACGCTCACGCTACGATTCGTCGAGGCGCTATGACAGATGGCAGGATGCCCGATGACAGGGCGGCGGAGTTTCTCGGCGACAGCATCCGTCCGGCCTATCTTGGCTATTTCGATTTTGCATCCGGTCCGGTGCGGCTGT